CGACCCAATTCAACATCCCGTTTAACCACCCTGTCCTCGGGCAACCTGACGAAGGGGTGATTGACGGATACTTCAGATTCTCGGTATTTAGACGGAACACGGAAACTGGGGTCACCTTGGTGAACTCCAGCCCTTACCCGTCGAACTTCACAGGAATTGAATGGGAACTAAAGTTAGCAAACCCCAGAGGCACCCGCTACCCAATGTGACGATTCGGCGCTCCCGGAAGCCAGACATCGTCGACCTCGGGCCACGAATCCGATCTGCCGATATGGTGGAAATTCAGGCATTCCTCAGCGTCTCTGGCGAGGAGGCCCTTGAGATTTTGCACAAGGCCCTCGAGCCCTGCTGGTCAATTGTTGTTGACGGCAAGGTTGAAATGATGTTTGGGGCCACTCGTTTCGGTGAAGTTAAGGCGGACGCTGATTACCTCATCTGCGCCGTCGGTTCGGATTGGGTCTACTCTAATCCCCTCGAATTCTTGCGTTGGTCCCGCCCGTGGATGAAGCACATCATGGACGGGAAGACCGGGATGAACTGGGTTTGGGAAGATAACGCCCCGGCCCTGCGCTGGCTTAAGCACTGCGGTGCTGAACTCATTGAGAATAAGGTCATTTCGGGCCGGAATTTCATCAAGTTCGTCATCGATGGGAGTAAACTCTAATGTGCGTCGGACCCGCCGTTGCTCTCGCTGGACTTCAAATGGGGTCCTCGATGGCGGACTATATGTCCGGGACCGCCGCAGCGAAGGCCGAGGACAAGTTCAACAAGCAGATGTACGAGTTGAACAAGAAGAACGCTGAGGACAGCGCTCGGTTCCAATACGCTTCGATGGTTAGACGAATTTCCGAGGCCGAGACCACGGCCCGCACGGAGATGGACTCGATTAGCCGAGAGTTCGAAAAGCGCATCGGGTTCTCCGCCGTCTCAGCCACTGAGGCTGGTATCGGTGGATCGGCTGCTACGAGCGTGGTCACAGACCTTAAGCAGGCGATGCTTAAGGGCCACGAAAACGCATTGATTCAGTACGAATTTGAAAAGTCGGCGGCCCTTAACAACATGAAGGGAATCGAAGCGGAAACCGTTGGTCGGGTTCAATCCGGCTACCGACCGCCCGCCCGAAGGCCCAACCTGTTCGGCTCCCTACTGAACGGAGCGATTGGCGGCCTTACGACTGCGGCTCAGATTGGTGGTAAGAAAACTTGGGGCGACGTTTTTAGTAGTAAGTAATGGCCACAGAACCTCGCAAACGCTACCAAGGCGGCGAAAGCCCTCAGGTCCGACCCTCGCTCAACCCGAGGGCATCGGCTCAGTCTTCTTATGTCGACTTGACCTATCTCAGTCGATACTTTGAGTCTAGCCCCCTTATCAACTTTTCAGGTCTTTCTGATAAGTTGTCCAATCTAGTCACCAAAATCATCGATAAAAACGAGGCTGAGAAAGATCGCGAAATGGCCCAGACTATGGAGGCGGACCTTCGAATTGCCGAAGGCATCCTCCGTACCGAGGGTCCGAAAATGGAATCCCTCGCCGACGAGTTAGCGCGGCAGGATGAGTTTGGCGGCGAGATCAGCCTCCACGAGCCAGAAAAGAAACCTCGCACTGGCATGCTGACCGATAGGGACGTTGAGGTCCTTAGGTCCAAAGGCGGGGAACGAATTCAAAGGCGCCTTGACGACCCACGTTACGCAGACGCTTTTGACCTTCGGCTGGCCATTCTCCACGCTGACTCCTTCGGCGAGCAGGAGACGAGTAAGGTTCTGATCAACCTTCCCGAATACCTCGATGAGTTGAGGAACCAGCCCGAGAACCGGGAGCGGTTCAACTTCGAGGCCGACGCTCAAGCCTACGTCACCAACCACTTCAACTCGCTGCCCGAAAACCACGCTCTCAATTCCTACCCCGGAGCGAAGGACCTCTACATTTCCAAGGTCCTCGGTTCCGCTGGGTACCGCTCCCTAGTCAATTCCGCTGGCGGGGCCAACCGTAAGACCGCAGCCATTGGAGTCAATTCTGAGGCCGGGCGCGGGCTCCTAGAGGCCGTTGACTCAGGGGCATACGTGGACAAGTCCACTAAGCCCGAGGAGATTGCGGCCCTCGATGCCACCGTGGACCCGTTCTTGGCGAAGATGCGGGTCATGTCCGATCAACTCGGCCAGCCCCCCAATGCCGCCACGTACTCTACGTCGATTGCGAACGCCGTGATGTTTAAGTACGCCGACGACTACGAGAAGCAGCACGACTCTTTTATGCGGCTTCGCCAATACTTCTTCTACAAGGGGAAAAAGGATCCCGTTTATGGAGAACTCGCTGGCATTCTCGGCGAGATGGGTCGCAAGGCCTTTGAGCGAATGAATCAACTCGAATCCAACTTTGGCTTCGAGAATCCGCAGGACGCTCGCAATTTCTTGACGCACCTTTCCTCGGATATCATGGAGAACTTTGATCCCGAGGACGCCTTCTTCACGAAGCCGGATAGCGAGCAGCGTCAAGACATCCAAGCGTGGCTTTTGAAGAGTTCTCCGGACATTCTTAAGCGAATCGGATTCGACGGGAAAGACGGCTCAATTCGCATGTTCTCGGCGAACGCCCCGCAAATCGAGGCCATGCGAAACGCTTACGTTGCGTCGTTCGCTGAGGTCAATAATTACGGCATCACCGCAGCCAACCGGAGAACTTTTACTGAAATCAACAAAACGGCTACCAAACTTTCCGCCAACGGATCGATGCCGATTTCCGATTTGGTTGTGGCGATCGCTGAAGATTCCAATAAAAAGGTACCCGCTTCGAGGCGCGTAGACATTCCGCAACTGCTGAATTACTACGAAAACATCGATCAAACGAATCTGACCAATGGAAAATTGTTTTCCCAAGCGGCGAAGAACCTGAAATCTGAGTTTGGGTCGGAACTCAAAGGATCTACGTCTAATGTAGCGACGGCTATTTATCAGGAATACAAATCTATTGCTGAGAAATTCCCAAAAGCCGCTGGTCGCGAAAGCCTTTCAATTGAGGACATCCAGAAGGCTCAGAATCAAGCCATTCAAAATGTTCGGCAGCGGGCGATCGAAAGTTCCAATAGCCACGTCTCTAAATTCAATGAAGAACTTTCACAACTTTTCATGCCCAATGAGCCGACAAATCTTAACCCAGTTAAGATCGATAGCGCAAAGCAATTGCTCGCCAAGTTCGACAAACTTCTCAAGATTCCAGCATATTCCCAGTCTCAAGAGTTGGGTCAAATGCGGGAGAGGTTGAATACTTCTATTAATTCAGTCCGAATTGAAGACAAAAGAGATGATAAGAATATCAAGGGAATCAAAGAATCCAACAAGCAGATTAACGATAAGGACGACGAGACTGGATTGCTTAATTCTTGGGTAACGCTTCCAGAAAAGATGAGCGCGGTCCGGTTCACAGAGGGCCTTATGGCCGGGGATAAAAAAGATCCCAAAGTGGACGAACTAGTAAAAGCACTGGGGAACTCAAAAGATAAAACACAACTTGCAAATAATGTATTTCAACTTTCTTTTAAAAGAGATGATTCAATTTATTCTCAGGTTTTGTCCCCAAACCCTGTCTCTATTTTTGATCCGAATCGCCTACCGAAAGAAACTAGTACGGATCTTCCTAGACTTCCGCACGAGGAAGCAATTGCTTTTGGTAAAATTGCTAAAAACGTGAAACCTAAATCTAATGGAGATTTGAACAAATCAATTTCAACCCAAAAGTCTAACGTCGCGGCGAGGCTTCGGGTTGAAAATCCTAACGGAGTCTTTGGACAACTTGCCGCACGGGTGCGGGCGGCCTCCGGCAATGTCGGATCATTTTCATTTGATAGAACTAATAAACTTAAAAGAGAACTAATTATCCACGGTGTGTCACGTTATATAATTGGTGACCGTCACGAGACTCCGCTTGGTGAAGAGTACGCAAAACATATAAACGCAGCAGAATTTGGATATAACAAGGACGATAAAAAGCGAACAGGTACCGCCCAAACTCCCGATCCTTTGGGTAGGTTGTCGCGTGCAAGTCGAAAAGGTGAGATTACTAATTTGATGGATGAAATTTTTCCACCGTTTGCTCGCAACGCGATTCAAGAGGGTGAACTGCTTATAGGATTTGGTGATGAAGGTCCTGATCCTTTTCAAAATTTTGAGACGATGCGATATACAATTCGCAAAGAATTGGAAGAGGAACTTAAAAGGGTAGAAGGAGAATTTTCTCCATTTGATCAACAAGCCATAAAAAATCCTGCTGCTCGGGAAGCCGCTATCGATAACGCAATGAATTATCTTTTTGCTGGGTTTATTAATCCTCAGAATACCTATCTAGATCCCAAATCTGGCTTTACTGCTGAAAGCGCTTTCTTCAGCAGGCAGATTTACGGCGCATACCTAGTTCAAAAACAGGGCTCTAAGAGCACGCCCACCACACAGGGATTGCCCTACAAAGAGGGCGACGACGAAGACTCCTCTGACGGGAAACAAAAGTAATGATCGAACCTAATTCCGAAATCAATCCTGAACAACTTCTCGATCAGCAAGCCTCCGTAGATTTGGGTGGTGCTACGCCCAAAACGGATATCGATTCAGATACCCAAGCCCTCGCGGATTCGGCGGAATCACCAGCAGCCGTTTCTGAAGATATTCAAGACGAGCGAAAAAAGGGGGCCGCCAAGCCGGAACCGAGTTTTTCCGATATCCGAGTCTCTTCCCTTACACAGCCTCCTAAAGGCGCTCCGGGCACATTTGAAAACCCGTTTGGGCCCAGCCCGTTTGTCGCGCCCAAGGGGCCTTCCGCAACGGACGATCTCCCGCTACTTAACAACCAATACGCTCTTTCCGGTCTCTCCGAACCGGAAATCGATAAGATGTCCAATTCGTCCAGTCTTTTCGACGGCGACACTTGGAAAGCCGCTGGGGACTGGTTCTACGACAATGTCATGGGTTACGGTAAGGAGGCAATGGAGTCTGATCGATTCTTCGATGAGGCCCTTGGCTTCCAACTTGACGTCAACGGAGTGACTAAATCCGCCACCGACGTCTCGTTTACAGATCTACTTACGGATCAAAATAGAGGGTTCTTTAGCAAGGGTTACGCTGTCGGTAAGAAACATCTTCAGAATACTCAGCGCTTCCTTTTCAAGAGCGCCTACGCTATGGGGACCTCTATGATCGAAATGGTCGAGGGCCTCGGATCCTTGATCACTGGGGACGATTGGTATATTCCGATGGATATTGCTTGGGGCAACGAGAGTGGGCCTCGAGTTTCAACCATCGATCCCGTAACTGGAAGGAACGTGCCCGGATACGCACGCCCGAAGGAAGTCTTCGGCCTTTCTAGCCTTGCTGGACAACTCGGTTCATTTATGGTCGGTTCTGGTGCTGTCCAATTGGCGGCCCGAGGAACGCTTTCCCTTGGTCTAAAAGGCCTCTCTTTGAGCGGTAAAGGCGCCGCAATGGCCACCCGCATCCGCGCCGGACTTGCAGCGTCTGGAGAGGCCATTGCGGCCTTGGATTCCAAGTACGATAAACTCAAGAAGGCCGTTGGTGCCATCAACAAGGCCAAGGCCTACGGATACGATACGGCCCGCTGGACCGCTAAGTACATCGCGACGGAGGCCCCGGTCGACTTCCTGTTTCAGAAGGGAAGCAGCGGACGCTTTGCCGACCTCGGCTACACCCTTGGCGGTACCAAGGTTGAGCAGGCGCTTTTGGGCTGGTTGAATGATGACGGCAGCCCTCCTCAATACGATCCGATCACTGGGCGAATCACCCGCGAAGACAGCGCTCTCAATCGCTTCAAGAATGTCATTGACGGTATGCTTCTTGAACCGTTCGGGGACATTGGGTTCCGTGTCGCTGGTATGGCCGGAAGGGCCACCAAGAACGGGATCTCCCACGCAGCCGGATCCGTTGTTTCCCGCTTTGCCGTGGACGGTAAGAGCGCCGCGCACACGTGGCTGTACGAGACGGTCACCGAGGCTGGGAAGGTCCGTAAGGCTCTCCGAAAGGCTTTGGAGACCGGGACTGAAGCGGACCTGCTCGAGGCCGCTACGATGGCCGAGGCCTATCAGGCTCGAGTGACCTCCTTTGATCCGAACGCCGCTGTTCCCGAGGGTTCCTCGACGGCTCGTTCTGGTCCCGTGATTCCCGACATGACCCCGGAAATCGCGACCAGCCTCAACGAAAAGTTGAACAATGGTGATCTGGTCCTCCTTCGTCCAAACCAAGATGGAACTCTAGACGAAGGCTTCATTCCTCAAAATCATTCCTTCATTGAAGTCCGTAGCATTACGGTCTCCGAGGGGGAACTTGGAAGTTTGACGGATGCGGAGGCTCGAAAGCGCCTGAACCTTACCGAGGAACTTCGCGACCGTACCGACCACGTTATGTGGTACAAAGACGGCGAAGGTAATGTTAAATTGGCCGTTGTTAAAGTTCAGCCGAACTTCAACAAGCCCGAAGACTGGGTTAAAGCCATTACTACGGCGATCCGAAACAATTCGGAATTCATCCACTACGTAGAACAAGTTGGCGGAAGAACGAATCGAGTGGCCGTATCGATCGCTGACATTCTTGCGAAGAATGGAACCGTAAAGATCGACGCCCAGACGCGAAATCGAGTTCGAGAAATTCTTCGAATTCGCGGAATTGACGAGGTGTCCGATTTCGATTTCACCAACTTCCAACTTCAGTTCATTCCGAACTTTGAAGAAGGGTCGGTAACTCGATCGGTTCTCAATCGGGAGGTCGGTCGAGAAAACCTCGATGATGTCGATCTCGACACGGCCCTTTCGGATGGCGACGCTGAGTCCTCTAACAAGGGCGACTGGGTCGCTATGGACAGCGAGACCTCTGTGGTGCTCCGTGCCGACAACCGAAACGACCTGCTCGCGCAGATGGATAAGTGGAAGAACTCGAGCGCCGTTAGCCAGAAACTTCTGCGAACCAAGGGCGCTACGGTCAAGGTGGTCGCTAACTCTGACGGATCGTACACCGTCGGCGTGGCCTTCAAAGTTAACGATATCGCAGAGGCTTTCGACTTTGCCGGGGAATCGAAGTCTAGGTACCTGATGGGTAACGGGATGACGATTGACCTCCATCGTCCCGATATTCAGGCGATTCGCGAAGAGTACCGCAAGTCCTTCCGCGCAAACGTGTTCAAGGCCTTGGCCTCCGCGAACGACTTGGTCGGCGATGAATCCACCATTTCGAACACATCCATCAACCTAGGATTGTTCTCCCGCATGCGTCTTGGCGACGCCGTGAATCAAATCATGGCGATCGCTGATCCGATCATCGGGATGGTTCACCTCGACCTTGCTCAAAAAATTGAGAGCGGGGACGCCGTCGACGACGTTACTGGGCACTTTGACGCCTTGAATAAAGTCATCACGGTCATTGCTGAAGGCGCCACCATTATCAAGAGTGGTAAGGACGTTGTAGCCCATAAGAACTCTGATCTGACTAACCCTCCGATCTTGCATGAGATTTTCCATGCGACCTTGGACGTGGCTCTTAATTTGAAGAGCGTGCCCGAAGCGGTCAAGAAAAACATCGCTCGGGCTATGGTGAAAAACCATGCGGACCATGTTTCGAAGGTCATCACCGGAACTCTGAAGATCAACGGAAAGCCCGTTCCGAAAGAGGTCAAGAAGATCATCGATAAGTATTTGAAGGAGGAATCGGATATTCTCCTTCAAAACGGGAAACTTCTCGGAAAGGTTGACGTCAAGGATCTTCGGTCCATTCGCGCCCTCATTTCAGAATCCTTCAGCGGAAAGTACGAAGCGATCACCGCAGAGATCGGGAAACTTGTCGACAAGAAAATTATCAGCGAAGGCTACGCCCGCGATTTCATGTTTGCCGTGCACGGCATGGTAAATCCGCAGGAGGCCGCAGTTTTCGAAGCCATGCGCTTTGGAGACGCTGGAGTCAAGCGCATTATCGAGGCTGACCCGGCAGAGGATCTTTCGAAGGCCAAAGTGCTCTTCTTTAAGATTTACTCCAAGATGACCGATGCGTTCTTTAAGACTTCCGAAATGGCCCACGGCGAGTACGTGACCAATTCGATTGTCGAGGCGATTCGCTCGGCCCACATCGCAATCAACGGGAGTAACTTCTACAACACGACCGAAGGCGTTCGCGGTCTCGTGGACGCAGCCGAACTTTCGACGCAAGACGTAGTTCACGCATCTCGCGGTCCGGTGCGGACCAGCGACGTCAACCTTCTCAGCGAACTTGGGAAGGCCCTTTATCACGATCGCGTCGACCCGGAGATGCTTGCCATTGTTGAGCACTTGGCCCAGAAGAATGGGCAAACTGCTCAGATTATTATTCACGAGAACGGACACGAATCTATTCACGTGAACGGTGGCGTCGACAAGACGACGATGGCTCTTGCCCTTCAGGGTAAGAAGATGGCGGAACTTGGAATTCTTGTCGTCGATAAGGACGGGAATCCAATTATCCAAGGGGAGAAGACGGCAAAGGCTCTCAGAGATAAGTTCGGCGACAACCTTAAAGTTATTGACTTTAATGCGCCTAATCCAGATGTCTCCTTTTTGGGCGTTTCTCGTAAGTACCCCTCGAGTGCGAAGACTCGCGCTCAACGCGCAGAATACGATCGCATTCAGGACCAGATGTACAACGGACGAAGCCCTTCCGGCTCTCCGTACCATTCTGGATTCCGCATTTCCAGCCCTGAGGAGTTTGCCGCCGCTTTGGCTCGAATGGGCAACAACCCGACCGTCACGATTAACGATGCGGAGTTCTACAAGGACCACATTCTCATTCTCTCGAACGACAAGGGTCCTGATGGCTTGCCCGTGGCTGGCGTTGCAATCCGCAAGGACGGCTACGTAGAAAGCCTTTTCAACATCCAGAACAACCCGAAGTTCAAGGGCATGGGTATGGAAGCGATGCGCTCTGTCATCGCTATCGTGTTCCCGGATGTCGATACGCCCGAGGAGATCTGGAAAATCCATAATTCTAAGATCAAGCCGTTGCTCGATTCGAAGGATTGGAAGGGCATTCACGGAGAGGCGTTCAACGTCGTCGACAGCGCTTCTGGTCAACTCGAGAGTGATTACATCAAGAATCTCAAGCGTCTCGGTTTTGAGATTACTTCCACGTCTAAGTGGAACGAGGAGTACGCCACTCCGGAACTGAAGGCTCAATTCTCCGAAGGTAAGTTTAAGCACCCCGATTACCTCGAAATCAAGGTCAATCCGAGTAAGGTCAAATCCGGCAAGCGTGTTCTCGCTGAAATGTACGACACTCTTGAAAAGGGCCTTTTTGATACGTACCGGGAGCGCCTGCGCCTGATTCACGAATATGATATCTCGTCGGGTCAGACGCGCTGGTACGCCGACGCGATCAAGGGGACCTTCGACACGATGTCAATGTTTGGTAACGAATTCAATTATCTAAAGGAACCTGTTAAGGGCGAAGCGAATCCTGCGGAGACCGACGAGCAATTCAATGCCCGAATGGACATGCATGGAAACGCCATTCGAGTCATGTCGTATCTTTTGGGGGTCTTCTCTCCCAACTCCGGTCCTGAAATAAACACCAGAAACGCCATCGAAGGTTTCCGAACCATGATGGAAACTGGTCGCGTTGCGGAACGGTTGGATCCCAAGCGTACAGGATTTAGGGTCACGGTTAAGAAAAAGAAGCAGACTGCCAACCTTCACGGCAACGGTCCCGAGACCAACTCCCGTCGAATGAATCGAATTATCGATGCGGCGGTCAAGGACTTTGTCGGTAAGAACCCCGGCAAGGAAGCCCTTCTTTCCGAAGACGGGCGTCCCAAGGGTGCTGAACTTCTCAAGATTGTGGGCGACTATGCCAAGCAATTCGAGATGGATTTCACTACCGCGACCGAGGATGACGTAATCAAGTTCTTCACGAAAATGCAAGTTTTCGCTAAGGAAGTGCTTGGTGTCGACAAGGAAGTATTCACTCAAAATTTCTCCACAAAGGGCAACCTTGCTGGTCCCGGCGCTGCGAATTGGGGTGGAAAATTTAATCCGAAATACTTCATCCTTCCGAACGGAGAACGGGCTGATGATGCCGGAACGGGACGTTACGTTGCCGGGACTATGCTGACTGATGCTGATTCAGTACATAACGTCGGAACTCACGTAGGATCTAAAAAAGAGTTCATTAAAACCGTTCGCAACAAAAACGGATCTGTGAACGTCGAGGCATCCGTCGAGGCTTCTAAACGTGAAATCATTGACGTTTACAAAGCAAATGGAATTGAGGTTGTCTCCGTTTCAATTCATCAATCGGATTCCGAACCTACTGTAGTTGTAAAAACTAAGGGTAAGGTAGATTCTGCACTCATCAACAAGATCTCGGCTGAACTTAAACAAGAAGCAATTTCTTGGGTTGATGTAGTTAAAGGTAAAGGTTCTAAATTTAAAGGTGAAGGTGTCGGAGGATTCTTGTTCCTTGACGAGCACGGAAGCATCGTAATCGAGCGTGCACGTGCTCTTATGAAGATGGGAATCGAGGCGTCCTTTGGTCCTAAGGTCGGGGCCTTTACTGGCAACATTCTCGGAAACTTCTACCTATTCACTCAAGACTTGTGGTCCGGAATTGAAACGCGATACGCAATGGGCCGCAATGCTGCAATTTTTGGAAAGGATGGAAAACAAACCAAGTCCTACGATAAGGAGACTGGAACCATTTCCGAAAAGATTCCGCAACAACTTTTTGAGACTTTTGGAACTAGTCCAACCGCTGATGACGTTGTCCGTGAACCCATGTTCCGAACCGCTCAAGATCTTTCGAATGATCTTGTAGGCACCAATCTCCAAGCGGAACCTGCCATGATGCAGGCCATCCTTTGGAACGCGACTCAGACAATGGTGGATCGGTTTGGTCAGAATGTGGACTTCTCCCCGAACTTCCTCGACGCCGCGATTAAATTCCTTGTGGCGAATTCTGAAGGAATGATTCGAGAGGGGAAACTTGACAGGGCTAAATTTGACGCTTGGTTCCAAGAAGCGCAGGGCCAAGGTCGCGCAATGGTTGATGCACCAACCGGGATCAACAAGGGATCGCAAACTAAAGTTAAGTGGGACGCCAAGGGTAACCGAGTCGTCGAGGAGGGTGAAAAACTTACCGCATCTATGCCGTCGGTTCTCAACTTCCAAGGCGAACCTCTTAAGGGTCGCAAGGGTATCCCGAACACTTGGAATCGTACTCTGAAGCCTTTTAGCAAAAATGTTTTACTTTCTCGCTCCCCGGCATTCGACCCCGAGTCTCGAAAGGCCGTGCAGGACTACATGGACGGGATCCGAAACCCTAAGGAATCGGAGTCTCAACCTGCTGTAAACCTTCACGTAAACGACCTGAATACCGCGCATCAGGCCATCGAATCTTCGATCCTCAACGGTTCGAAGGAGTACACGGAGTCCGAGAACCTTTCGAAGCGCGTTCCCGAAAGCGTCGCAAAAAACACCGCTCGTGCCGATGAAAGTCTTTTCAATCACGTTGAGGCGATGGCTGCCGAATCCGGCAAGACCCCGACTGAACTGATGATTGATATTCTCAAGACGCATAACGACATCGACCCCCGTGGGATCTTTATCGACGGTAAATTTGAAAAGATTCGATCTGTCACCGATATCGATAAGTTGCCGCCGTCGGTTCAGGTTGAGATCCAGCGCCGCATCGGTATGGTCATGCTTACGCGCAAAAAGGCACTCGAGTCTTCTAGCCGTCGATTGGCCAATCTTATTGATTCGATCGAGGTTACCGGAAAGAACATCGTCCGTGATTATGAATCTTTGAGCGACGAAGATCGGGTCAAGATCGTGCGCCTCGTTAACGAGGTGATGTACCATCGATTCGCCTTCCGTGGAATGTCTTCGGAGGCGGGCAGGACTCTCGCGTCCCTTCGTTCCGGTGTCCTTCGGGACATGGCCTTCGACGGCGCCGACGACTACAACACGGCTTACCCCGAGATGAGCGATCAAGCCGTCTCGAATGCGAACGCTCAAGAAGGTGCTCAGAGCATCGCTGGGACTGGCGCAGAAGGCGCTGGCACTGGAACTGGCACTGGAACTGGCGCAGAAGGCGCTGGCACTGGCACTGGTGCTGAAGCAGGGGCGCCCAAAGGGAAGCCTAAGAAGGGCGCCAAGGGTAAGGGGAAGAAAGATATTCTCCAACTCGCTCCCGATGAGATTGCGACTCCGGAAGGTAAGCGGCGCAAGGCCCGCGAACTGTCGACCGCTGCCTCCGTTATCGATCAAGCCATAAACGCTATCGATACGGCGGCCAAGGCGAACGATCAGAACGGTGGCACAGGTACGGTTGAACTTCCTGAAACTGCTGCCCCAGCGCCTGAGGCTGGTACCCCAACGCCTGAGGCTGGTACCCCGACTCCGGAAATGGGGGCCCCGGAGCCCACCACTGGCGCTCGTAAACCCAAGCCTAAGACTGCGGCTCCCAAGGCTGGGACTCCTACTCCGGAAACGGGTACACCGACGCCGGAAGGGGAAGTTCCCCAGAAGCCTAGGGTTTCTCGTAAGGTTTACGAACTTAGCGCGAATGTCCAAAAACTTATTGACGACCTCAAGTATGCCAACGACACGGTAGGGTTGTTCGGCGAGGAATTGGACGCCACTCTTAAGGAACTCGAGGCATCGCAAATGCGCGTCCTCGAACTTGAAGAGGAATTGGGAACTGCTGAGGAACTTCTTACCGAAGGCGCTAAGGACACCAAGAAGGCCTTGAGCAAGGCCGAGGCCGCTAAGAAGCGTGAAGAGGAGGCCAAGGCTCTCGCGAAGAAGATCGAAAGCGAGCGACGAAGGGCTCAGGGCCAACTTGATAAGGCGGACGAGGTCCGCGAACAAGCGCTCGAGAAGTTGCGTGCCGAACGTCAGCAAGTCATCGACAAGTTGAAGACCGAATTGGCTTCCCGCCGTTCTGAGATTCAACTTCTTAAGGATAAGTTGGATCGCCGCGATCAAAAGATCACGGATTTGAATAAGCAACTTCAAGAGGAGATGGACGCGCACGCTGAACTTCAGAAGGTTCTCGGAGTCGGAGGATTCGGAGGCTCAACTGGAGGCGCGGGAAATCAAAGCCAGAACCTAGCGACAATCATGAATATGGCCGCGCATATTCGCCAAGTCGCTCAAGCGGGTGGCAGCATCTCCAATCCGCTTATTTTCCACCCGCTCAACATGGCGTTTGCTTCTTGGTACTCGACAAATCTTTTGTCGAATCCCATGACCAGTGCGAAAAACTCCATGAGCGCCGCCGGAAACATTCTTATGCGAATTGCTATGGGAATGGCTGGAGGAGCGGTAAGCGGAAATGGGAGAATGGTTTCCTATCACTTTAGGCAACTTGCCACAGCGTTTGCGACAATTGGAGAGTCGTTCACTATTGCTAAAGACTCGTTTAAGAAGAATGTCCGGTACGTTACAGCGGACGGCGCAACTCCAAATAAGATGCTCGGCGTCGGCGGAATTTTCAGTGAAGCATTCCCGCCCGGAACGCTTCGTGGTGATGTCGCTAATTGGATGAAAACTTGGTTTGACCCGATTCATCAAGTTTTTAATAGAGTAAATAACTTTTCGGACGAGTTCTTCACTCAATTTGCCCAACGAGCGCACATCAAGGCAAACTTCTTCGAACGTGCAGTCGCAAATGGATCTACGAATCCTGCGGCTGACGCAAACGCTATGTACACTAAAATGATGTCGAGTCATTTTAGAATGACGGACCAGCGGATTATGGCCGAGGCTCGTCAAGATGCAATCAACGTCGAAGGCGCCGCAATGATTGCAAAGGGATTTGGGGCAGATACTCCGGAATACGATCAGGCAGTTTCGGTTGCCACTGCTAGGAACTTCCGTCTAAAGGTGCAAGAGAATGTTGCCATTTACAACGGGCGGCCCGCTAAGGACAACGACGAACTCCTCCGCATGTGGGGCGAACTGACCTCGAATCTTCGAGTGGCGGAGCGCCTTGGATCAGAGGGAACCTTCACTCAGGACCCGCTTGATCGTGAGGGAATTTGGTCTCGGTTCATGAACTGGATCAACAGGCTAAAGCGTGGCGACCCGAACTCGTCGGCCTTTGAAAAGACCATCGGTTTCGGAGCGGCGGTGATCTTCCCGTTCTTGCACATCCCCGGCAACATTATTGGCGCTGGTGTCTCAATGGCCGCCTCTCCGTTTCAAGCGGTTGCCTACAAAATGTTGGGAGTGGGAAGCCGTTCTACTAAATTCACCGGAGACGAAGATTGGAAGAACGATTTTGTCAATCGATTCCACGCTAAAGATCCCGCTGTCCGCTCGCAGGCGTATGGGCAAGCACTTACCGCAACTATCGCTTACATAACTTTGTTTATGGTGACCGATAGCGGAGATATTACTGGGGCAGGCCCGACCGACCAGCAAGAACGTAAGGAATGGCTTAAGACCCATCGTCCTATGTCCATCAGGGACAGCAGTGGCGAATGGCACTCCTATCAGTTTGCGGAACCCTTTGCTGGAGTTGTGAGCATGATTGTTGACATGTTCACACTAGGAAAGAAGGCTTACGACAAGTCCGACGGTGAGGTTGAAGTTTTCGAAATGCTGGCTCGACCTGTGTACACTGCTCTAGTTCGTGGCGTTCTTGATAAGTCTTTTATGACTGGTCTCAACGACTTTATCGAAGCGTCTCACGACCCGGATAATAAACTTCCGCGCTGGCTTGGTTCCCTTAGTTCTGGTGTGCTCCCCGGTTCTATGGCGATGAACTCTATTAATACCTACAACGATAAGTACATGCGCGAATTTAAAACCTTCTCTGATTTCTGGTGGAACAAGTATTACGATCGCAACAGCGTAAGCGCACGCCGCAGCGTCACAGGTTTGCAAATTAAAAATCCGCTATACGACGCAGATATCTCTTTCTTGGAGGCTCTGAATTACATGCTCAATCCCGCACAAGGGAAGAAAGCATCTAAAATGAATGTCGTGCAAAAGGCCCTTTTCGATAACGGCATGGAAGACACGTTGTCCTATTCAGCGCCCACAAGCGACCAACACGAATCTCTTACTAAACTCGATCTTCGAAAAATTGGCCCTAAAGGAAACACTGTGTATGATCAACTAGGTCAAAAAATGCTTGATATGGGAAGTTACAATAGCCTTAAAAATTTGATTAACTCTGCTCAATTTAGGGGATATACTCATGGATATGGGTTCGGGAACAAGCGTTCAGAGGCCGCTAAATCGCTTTCGAACGAGATTAATAAACATAGAAAAGCGGCTTGGGCAGAACTTCTTAAAGAAGATCCGGATTTGTTTGAAATGTCTCAAAATTGGATCAAAAAGGATGACATTGGTAAGGGACAATCAAGAGAACAAATGGACGAAACAGTCAAGAAACTCATCGATACGTATAACAAGAAGAAAGGTCGCTAATGCCTTTTGCACGCACTTCATTTTCGTATAGCGGCACCGACGAGGTTACCCTTTCATTTCCCACTCTCCGTGGCGATCATGTAAAGGTCTACTACGCTGGTGTTCTTAAAACCATCGACGTCGACTACTCGATCTCCGGGCCGCAGGCTGAGTGGGGTGGTATTAACGAGCCTGTGCTTACTTTGATTACCAAACCAAGTAATGGTCAGGTTGTCACCGTAGTCCGACAGACGCCGACATCGGTCGACGACCGAGTTGTCAACTTCACGGACGCCTCGGTGGTGACTGGTGAGATTCTCGACTCCGCTTCGATTCAGGCGTACTTTGCGGTGCAAGAGGTCGCCGACAAGATTGAATCGGACTCCGTGTCTCTGGAGTACCCGACGGAGTCCGCGCTCTCTGCGGGATCTCGCCGCCTTAGCGAACTTGCGGCACCTACTGAATACGGAGACGCTGTTCGATTGGGCGACCTTCAGGCCTACGGTTTGGGTAACCTTTCTGGCCTTCCGATTGTCACGGGGGCGAACAACGGAAACGTGCTGATGGTCTCGAGCGGATCGTGGTCCGCCACGGTGCCCGCGACCGCTCGCACTAACCTCGGGCTCGGGACCGCCGCGACCTACACGGTTGGAACTGGCGGTACTAACCTTCCGACGGTTAATGACGCCGACGGTCGGTACACGCGAAAGTCTTTAAACCTTTCGGATCTTTCGAGCGCTGCTACCGCACGGACCAATCTCGGACTGACTTCAACTGCTACGACCGCTACGGGAACCGCTGCAAACAACGTGGTGGCTCTTGATGGTAGTGCTCGACTTCCGGCTGTCGACGGTCGAAACTTGGTTCTCAACAACCATAAAGTGTACGGTCGGAACGGGGGAATGCTGGACGTTCTGTATTCAGCAAAGTTTGCCCCGACGGCTACAAACACGCATCCAATGCTGACTGCGGACACGTCGACAGCATGGAGAGACTTTGATTACAACAGTTCCGCGAACCATTTGAATTTCTCTGGAATTGTGTCGGTAAACAACACCTCTACCGACGTCGACCAAGAATCAAGCAGGTCGTTTATTCTAAAGACTACAGCAACTTCTGCTTACTTGGTTACTGTCAATCTGGTGTTCAGCATCGCAAGCGCGACTGGTCAAGAGTTTGCAGTTGCAATTGCTTCTCCGCGCACTGCGTGGAGAGAAGTAATTGTGGCTCCGGTAACCTATAATGTTACTCCACCCACTACCGCATCTTCCCTTAACGACGCCAACGCATCTGGCGGTGGTGTGGTCGGGGCGGCTGATTCAGCGAGGACCGTGTCGGTATCGTTTACACGGATACTTACCGGAAGCACCAGCAACACCACGGACAAGTTTGCCATCGTCGCATGCCGCAACTCCGCGACGAACCCCGGCATTTTCCTCCACTACGGCGACATTCTGATTCAGAAGGTTCAAGATTGATGGATACTCAAACTATCCAAGCAATCCTCGAGCGACTTGAGGAAAAGGTCAACTCAATTGATCACACCCTTCGAGGCAATGGTCAACCGGGACTGACTACTCGAATGAGTCACGTTGAGGAATCGATAAAGGGAATGCGTTGGTGGTATCGTTGGATTTTTACCGCAATCTTCGGCTTCATTCTCGGGATTGCTTCAAAGGTGTTTGTTCATGGATGATAATATTAAGAACATTCTCAAAGAACTTCAGACTGCGGTCGCCACGGACCTTCTCAACAAAGTTGAGTCCGGTCAGGCCACGTCTGCGGAACTTGCGGTGGCCGTCAACCTTCTCAAGAACAACGGAATCGTTGTAAACGTCGAAGAGAAGAAGGCACCGCCGCCTATCCTTAAACTTGGAGAGGTCCTCCCCTTTGCGGCCCACGCAAAGAAGGCGGCAAATGAGTAATGCACTCGAACAATGATCTGAAGGACTTCCGCAACTTCCTGTTCATCCTATGGCGTGACCTCGGTCTTCCGGAACCGACGGACGCACAATACGCGATCGCGAATCAACTTCAGGGCGAAGAGGCACGCCTGATGATTCAGGCCTTCCGTGGCGTCGGCAAGTCGTGGGTGACCTCTGCGTTCTGCATTTGGCTTCTGTACTGGAATCAGTCGCTGAACATTCTGGTGGCCTCGGCATCGGCTGACCGCGCCACGCAGTTCACGACGTTCTGCATGAAGATCTTGCGGGACATACCGTGGCTGAACCACTTGCACCCAGAGCACGGGGGAAATGACCTACGGGCCCTCAAGACCTCTTTCGACGTCTACGGGGCCCCGGCGGCCCACGCCCCGTCCCTCAAGTCCGTCGGCATCACCGGGCAACTTACGGGCTCTCGAGCCGACTGGATCATCGCTGACGACATCGAGGTGCCGAACAACTCCGCAACGCCTATCCTGCGCGAGAAGTTGGCCGAGTCGGTCAAGGAATTCGACGCAATCTTGAAGCCGGGCGGGCGCATCGTTTTCTTGGGCACGCCTCAATCTCAAGAGTCGGTTTATTCAATTCTCCCCAATCGCGGCTACTCGCGATGGGTCTGGCCCTCGCGCTACCCGACGACAAACAAGATGGTCGTGTACGGTCAGGACCTCGCACCGGAACTGCGGGCCCGCCTCGCTAAGAACCCGGAACTAAGTGAGCCAAAATACGGAGCCAAGTCCAACCTCGGTGCCCCGACCGACTCGCGGTTTCCGGAACAAGAACTTGTTTCAAGAGAACTTTCCTACGGATCGTCTGGCTTTGCGCTTCAGTTTCAATTGGACTGCTCGCTTTCCGATTCCGAACGATTCCCGTTGAAACTTGACGATCTTTCCGTGGTCGGCATCTCGAGCGCCGCCTTCCCAGAGATCGTGCGATGGGGCTGCGAGCCGTTCCTAGAAATTAAGGATTACCCGTCCCGAGGCTTCTCCGGAGACCGTTTACACCGTGCTAGGGCCGTCGAGGGGAATTACGTGCCATCCACGGCCTCGGTCCTTGCGATTGACCCTGCGGGACGTGGGCTTGACGAGACGGCTGCCGTTGTCGTTCACGCCCTTGGTGGTCACTTCTTCGTTACTCGAGTCATCGGTCTCCGAGGGGGCCACAGTAAGGAGAACCTTCAGCGGCTTGCGGACATCGCTCGATCGGAAAAGGTTCAAGGGGTTGTAATCGAAGAGAACTTCTCGGATGGTGCGTGGACGACGCTCCTCAAGCCGTACCTCGCGGATACGTGGCCGACAACCATCTTTCCAATTAAACACTATACCCAGAAGGAAAAGCGAATCATCCAAGCCCTCGAGCCTGCATTGAATCAGCATCGAGTCACCTTCACGCAGAAGGCCCTTGACGACGACCTCTCCGTTCCAACCGACCAAAGTGACTCCACTATGACTTACAGCCTGCTGTACCAGATGACCCACGTGACTTGGGAGAAGGACTGCCTCATCCACGACGACCGTCTTGACGCACTCGCTATGGCTGTTGCTCATTTGGTTCAGCACCTTGGGTTGAGCCCTGAAGACGAAAAACGCAACAGGGACTTGGAACAATTCGAGAAAATCTTGAAGGCCACTCAAAGCGGCTTTGGACTTCCCCGCCTACTTATGGGACTTTCGCCCGTCGAGGACCGTGATAAGAAACACGACCGTTGGATTCAAGAGCCGACGGCTCTCAGATCAGAATAACGGCTTGCGAAGGGCATCATAGTTTTCAACATACTGAACGATGTTGATAAAGATGTTCTTACTTAAAAAGCCCTTTTCATAGAATGAAACCAAAGAATTACAAGGACCGCACAAGAACGCACGAGGCTTGTGAGATACGTGATCGTGATCAAGACACAACCCACGGTTTTGCCGATTCTTCAGTTCCTCGTTTGTCACCCCGCAAATGGTGCAAAATTTTTCAGGCTTCTCAATTTCTTCGGCCATTTCCAAGGCCGCTTCGTAACTTTCAAAGTAAATGCCGTAGGCTTTCCACGTTCTAACCCGATCCTTCAACCGAGTCGTCTTTGAAACTTTGCGGCTGCTCGGAAGGCGTTTTGGTCGTTTCTTCGAAGGCATCGAGGGATTGTACACCCGACCAACTGGGCGGCAACCTTCAGAAGAGTCTCTCGTCGCAATATGTAGGGGTCCTTGACGCCGATAAATTTTGGGGGAACCTTAGGAGGGGGAGGGGGCGCAGGGGGAGAATCCCCCGCACTCTCTTAAGTTTCTATTTTGTAGTTATTTATGAAGAAGAATAAAAAGAACCATAAGCCTTCTACTGATTCAATTGAAGGCGTTCAGTTTCCTTCTTCATGGAAGGTTGGTCTTCACCACTACGAAGTAGTTAAGGACCCCTTGGCTGATGGTCTTTGGGGCGCTTGCTGCCCGGACGACCACAAGATTGTCCTTGGCCCTCGGGCCCTTAAGTCCCTCTCTGAACGCACGCCCGGAGTCTGGTCGACTCTGGTCCACGAACTCTGCCACGCCGCTATGCATGAGCACGGTGTGTCGAAATCTGCTGAGTTCGACGAAGCGGTTACCCGCATCGTTGAGTCTGTTATTTGTCGAGTTATTGTCGATAATCCCAGTCAAATGATTCAACTTGTGCTCGGGATTTCGGAGTCGAACCATGAGTGAGATTTGCGATTACATCCCAGAGCATCATAATGCTCGAATTGTTCGTCGAGTGTTCGGTAAGTTCGAATCAGCGGTTCCGGCTACAAATTTTATTACGGCAGCCGCTGGCAGCCGAATTACTATTTTGAGCATTTCTGCTGTTTCCTCAGCAGCGTCTACTTTGACTATTCAAGGTTGCGATTCTGCTGGGGCTGCTAATGCAAGTTGCTCTTCTTCCGATTACATCGGAGCAGGAAGCACTGCGGTTGTCACTATTAATTTAGCCGCAAATAATCCCGTTAACCTTACGCCTCCGGAAGGTTTGGGTCTTTTCAATCTTCCGGACGGTAACGGTATGCGGATTACTACCGCTGGAACTACAGGCACTGGGTTCTTCTCGATCTCTTACATTGTGTCGAAGATCAATTCGACCCTCAACATGGTTTGATCTAACTAATGACTACCAAGATTACCCCTCCCCCCGCTGATCCTTTTACGGGGATCGCTAGCGAGGTGGAGCCCATCGTCTACACTTTGATTCGGTCCTTCCTTGACCTGAACAGCGCCCGTTCGTCCCAATTGGCCATTGCGATGGCCAACGGGATCGAATGGTCCTTGAAGAACAAAGACTCACAGGCCAAGGTCCCTCCGGAGTTCGAGGACTCGATTCGATCGGCGATGGCGACCTACAACAACCGTTGTAGGGAGATGCGGAGTGATGACGCTGTGGCGGCCCTCATCGGCCTCGTTATCGCCTCTGTTCGCCTTGGGGCAAAGAAGAAGGCATGAGCAATCTCAGGGATCGCGACTCACGGGTGCCTCGAGCCCTTCCGGCCAACGTGAAGGGTGAAATGCTGGTGTCGAACGGAGAGTCGGTGGTCGCGATCTCGGTTGGCTCCGACGGGCAGGTCCTAACTGCGGACTCCTCGGTTTCGGCTGGCGTCTCTTGGCAGACGCCGTCCGGTGGTGGCGGGGGCGGTGGTGGTTCTGGTGCGGTGCACTCAGACATTATGCGATGGATTGATATCGGGCTGTGAAGGCTCTCAACGCGACAACTAAATCGATCAAGGCTGTGCTGTCGGCGGCCCCGGCAACCTTGCAACCTTTCTACGAGGTCGCCTACGGTGACCACGGATCGTCTTCCTACTCCGCCAAGACGGAGTACGGGCTTTTGTCCGGCACGACCCCTGTGACGGTCCTGACGGCCCCTGCGGCCAACCGGGAGCACGTCCTCAAGTCTTTGACGATCTTTAACAGGGACAGCGCAGCCGTCACGGTAGAGGTCTACATTGACGACGGTACCACGACTCCGACCCTGACTAAGACCATGCTTCTGGCTGGCTACAGCCTGAACTACGAGGCGGGGACCGGGTGGTACGTGTTGTCGACCGACGGGTCTCGGTTGGGTGTCGGGCCCACGGGGGCTCAGGGTCCTGCCGGGGCTACAGGCGCTACGGGATCTATCGGACCTGCTGGACCTCAAGGACCTGCTGGACCTCAAGGACCTGCTGGACCTCAAGGACCTGATGGGCCTCAAGGGCCTATTGGACCTCAAGGGCCTATTGGACCTCAAGGACCTGCTGGACCTCAAGGACCTGATGGGCCTCAAGGGCCTATTGGACCTCAAGGACCTGCTGGACCTCAAGGACCTGCTGGACCTCAAGGACCTGCTGGACCTCAAGGACCTCAAGGTGTAGCGGGACCAACAGGGCCTCAGGGCCCTGAAGGTGGGACCTCCACTCTCACGACCAAAGGCGACATTCTCACAAGAGATTCTTCGGCCCTCGCACGCCTCCCCGTAGGCACAAACGGTCAGATTCTTTCTGCTGATTCAGCGGAAACAACTGGCCTTAAATGGGTGGCAAATACTGGCGGCGCACCATCCGACGCCGATTACATTGTATTGAACTCCAATGCAACACTTACGAATGAACGTGTGTTGACTGCGGGTTCTGGCATTAACATTTCTTCTACATCCACTACAGTAACTATTGAATCAACTGCTAGTGGTGGATCTGCTCCTGACTTCCTTCTCCATCAAGCGGGGATTATCTAATGGCAACGGCTGCTCAATATTCTACGGCTCCAGTTATCGAAACTGCTGTTCTTAACACAGCCAACACAAACCGTGATGGTACTGGAACCGTAGTTCAAATCGCAATTGGCCCTTCCGCTTCAGCCGGAACGGGCGTTGGTAAGAGAATCCTAGGAATCCTTATCGTTGCTACGGTGACCACATCTGCCGGAATGATTCGATTTTTCATTTCGACGGATGGAGGAACTACAAAGCGATTTGTAGCAGAGACCCCGGTTCCCGCTAACACCTTGACTACTGCGACTACTCCCACGTTTACAGCGTTTGTTTCTTCGTTGAACGGATTTGTGTTGCCGGGGCGAAATGGCTCTAGCCAAGACACAATTCTTTACGCTTCGACAAACAACGCTGAAACATTTCATGTAACCGTTTTTAGCGCGACTTACTAATATGAATAACGGATTGTATGACGGATGGGGGCGAGGATCTGCCTTCGCTAAAAAACCAATTGAGATTCAAGAAGCATTTTCGTCGTGCTTTATCACTCCTCCAAATGATGCTTCCCATGTATCTATATTGGTTGTAGGTGGTGGAGGCGGTGGCGGCGGTGGTGCGTTTAACACGGCCACTGGTGCAGGCGGTGGTGGTGGAGGTGGCGGGGGTGCGAGTAACTTTAGATACAGAGTCCCGCTTAAAGCCTTTTATGCCATTGGCGTCAACTACTTTAAAGTGGTAGTGGGGGCAAATGGAACTAAAGGTTTAGGCGCAACCACAAGCCCCGCCGCAGGTACTGGCGGCGGCAGCGGTGGAAGCACCTACCTTGAATTTGTTTTTACATGGGAAGGTTCGCGAACTTCTACTTGGAGGTTAGAAGCCGCAGGTGGAAGCGGTGGTGGTGGTGGTGGAACCGCAGCGGGAGGTACTTCAGGAACGGGTGGTACTGCTTCTTCTCAAGGATCGACTCCCGGTTTTGCGGGGGCAGCGGGTACAACTTCATTTCCTGCGGGGCCGGGAATTATTCAATCGGGTACTCGTTCTTACCCATTCGCTTCTTCAATTGTTATGGGTGGTGGCGGTGGTGGCGGTAGTGGAGCCTCAAGCCGAAACCTCGTACCAATGGAACCTCCTCAATTTTTAGGATCACGTTCTTCACTTGGTGGTGGATCGGTTGGTTATTCAATCGACGGTAAACATTCTAGAGATGTTTATGAAAAGTTTGTTCAATCCTGCTACTCAGGATTGCGTGAAGCCCCCTCAATGGAGCAGTTGTACTTCCTTTCTATTTTTGGAGGCAACAGCGGAACAGGTGGCGATAATGCCGCAGTCTCCAAAGGTGGAAACGGCGGCGATGGATGGCGGGGGACTGGTGGTGGAGGAGGATCTGCCGCAGGATTTGCAGGATCACTAGGTGGGGACGGTGGTGTAGGCGGTACAGGTTTCGTTGTCTTCTTTTGGGAATATTTGCAATGATTAGTTTTCGATGGGCCATTGTTCGCCCCGATAATATTGTTGACAATGTTGTGATTTGGGCCGGGGGTGATAACTTCTTCGACGGCTTTACAACTGTACAACTAGGAGAAAACGAGCGTTGCTCTCCCGGTTGGACTTACGATTCGAATGCCACCCCTAGATTCATCGAACCAATTACTCCGGACCCCGTTCCGGAATGAGGATGTATGGATATTGAATTTACTGACGCTGTGTTTTCGGCATTCATTGCGGTGGCCACCCTTCTCGGGCTGTACATCGTTAAGCGATTCGACAAGGACCTTAAGTACCGCGACGCCACCCGTGCGTTCCTGATGGCTGTCGCCGAGGTTAAGGTCATCTATGTCGAGGCCCTGAAGGAGCGGAACTTCGACGGCAAACTTACCGACGAAGAAAAGGCCGAGGCTCGAGATCTGGCCCTTAAGAAGGCCCTCGAGATCGCTGGCCCCAAGGTCGCCGACTTCATTAAGACGTGGGGCGAGGCTCGCATTCGCGGGATGATCGAACTCGCGGTTAAGAAGTTGGAGTCGAAGTAATGGCTTCGATCATTGTTCAGATCGTTGTCGAAGTTCTTAAGGAGGTCATCCGTGTGGTATTCTCTCAGCGTGCTGTGGACGAGGTTGGTGTTATGGATGAGGTGCTCTCGACTCCCGTGGATGATGTGCTTTCTCGTGGCCGTGGGGTGCTCGAGTTCTGATGTTATTCTTGGGACGCTTCATCCGGTGGATGGAATGACCAAGGGATGGCCTAGGGTGGCCCAGAACGAGGTTCAGGTGGTCCTAGATCAGACCGGAAAGCAGGGGGTGCTTAAGAACTCTGCTGGCTACTTTCTGGTCCACGAGAGCGATTTGCGGGCCATGTTGAAGGCCCTCGACCAGAAGTAGGCCCCGATGTAGAGTCGGGGCACTTAGGACCGTCATAGATGCAGACCCCCGTACTTAGTTGCGGGGGTTCTGCATTTCCATAGTACGAGGAACTTTAAAAATGGTGTGTGTCGTGAAGTGGTGATTCTAGAACGAACTCGCCGCCTCCCCCCCGTGGGGGGTGGGGGCCGACGCCCCTCCCCGACGTCGCGGTCGAGCGTCGATCCGATCGACGTCGACACCAAGCCGCCACGACGACGAGAGACGACGTCAGGACGTGGTGCTCTCGTCGCATGTAGAGCGATGGGCGACGAGGTCGCCGAGAGATCCGACGTCTCTCGTCGTACATGCGACTCCGAGCGCCGAGCGGTCGAGGGCGTCGAGGGCGCCGAGCGGTCGAGGGCGTCGAGCGGTCGAGGGCGTCGAGCGGCGGGCGACGTCGTCCATCGTCGTCGAGCGGAGCGCCACCTTTTCGCTTCATTTCTAGGCCATTTCGACGAAAACAACGAAAACACCTAGAAAACAAGGCTTTTCTGCGTTTTCGAGGCCCTGCGGCACCCCGCATCCGACCCATCGGCTCGCGACCAGTGCGATGCCCGAGGGACGAACCGGACTGCCATTCGAGAGAATTCGAAAACTTTTTTTCGAAGCGAAAACCCCTAGAAAACAAGGGAAAAACGCATCTTCGAGGCCTTCG